AGTGGTTACGACCCATTGGCGTACCAATGAACATCGCTGAACCCTTCTGATCCGCAAGAGCAGGTCTCAGGATCTGTTCCCAGACCTCTGGCTTCATATCAGCGTACTCATCCATAACCAAGAACTTAAGACTGACACCACGCATGGTCTCTGGTCTATCGGCTCCCTTTAGGGCTATGGTAGCACCATTAACTAACTTGATCTGTAAGTTATTGACATGACTGGAGGCTATCACAGGGTTGCCTAACTCTAGCAACATATCCCACATAATGTCTCTAGCCTGACCCTGCGTAGGAGCTACATAGAAGACACTACCCTTAGTAGCAGCTAAACCTTCAATGATTAACTTCCACGCAGCCAAGCGAGACTTACCTGTACGTCTACCAGCAGCAATGACTTGAAACCTTACCGGATCATTCCATACCTTCTGTTGCCACGGCAGGAGTGAGACATTTAAGTCAGTCACTCAGTACAACCACATTACAGGAGACTTATTACCGTCAATAGGGCGCATATCAACATGGACGAAGACACTGTGTATTCCAATGCCTCCAAATCCCATCTTGATAGCTTCCTCAACCAGCGTGTACCTTTGTTGTGCCGTACTAACTTTAATGTCCGCTGCAATGCCTTGGGCATGGGTTCCTGCTTTCTCCTTTCTCGATTCAATCGGATGTTCGGGGCTACGATAGCCGCTAGTGATAACAAATGGGAAACCACACCTAGCTCTAAGCAAGTCTAGTTTCAATAGGAATGTATCTTTAATCTCGTTGTCACCTGTGTGCTGACAGGCAAACTCTTTCTTTGTGAAGTAATCTAGGTCTTGATCAACATCATACATCGCTATACTCTCCATCCTCTATGTCCTCTGAGCCTGATATAACAGTAGTTTCCCCACCTACACCAGTTATACTGATATTGATGGCACCTCTGCCTCCTCCTGCCTTATCCTTCTCAAAGTAACTGACAGGAAGCAGTCTATCCATGCATAGCTTCCATGCTGCTGCCTGATTCTTATGATCATCATCTAATGCAGCGTTGAGGATACTATCCAGCACCTTCCTACTCTTAGGGGATGCCAACATTCTAGCTTTGTATTCATTGATTGTAGCAGCATCACCTTTAGGGCGACCTACTGACTTGCGGTTGCCCCGCTTGTTTGACGATACCACGGCCTTCTTTGGGCGACCTTTCCGCTTCGCGGAGGTAGGCTGACACTCCAAAGGGTCTTGTTCTAAATTACCACTCAAAATATACTCCTTGGTTATCTTAAGTATACTTAAGTAGTCTTAAGGGTAATCTTTAATGATAATCTTTAAAGTTAATCCCTAAACATTTACTTAAGTAGCCTTAAGGCACTTGGTTTACTTTGTCTTACTTAGTTATACTATATATTATAGCATATTTTAAAGGAGAAGTCAAGAACTATTTACAACTAATTACCATGCTGACATGTCATACATTGTCATTACACATGTGTCCTTTTTTCAACCCCTCGCCACATAAGGCTTGACATATGAATACACTTGTATAACAAAGGGTTATGACTGCATATGACCCCCTAAGTATAATCCTAAATTGCTACTTTTTTGTATACCGGAGGGTACCGTTAGTATTCCCGTGACACCGCAGGCCCCCCCGTGGCCGTTTATCCACAGGCTGTGCATAAGTTATACACAGGTTATCCACAGGCCCCATAAGTTATCCACAGGCAAACACAAGGCTTGACAGGGCAGGTGTGAGTATGCTATAGGATACCTATAGACCACACTTGTAACACACTAGCAACCACAGCGCAAGGTATTTATTTGTAGCCTAAAGGTTGACAATGGTTGTCATCTGTAGTATTCGCGCGCGCCCGCTCCTTATATCTATGCTGTAGAAATTAATTACATCAATATGCAAATTAGTTGTTGACATCAGTTACCGCAGGTTTTAAGATACGCGCATCAAACAAACAAACAGGCCAAACATTATGACAATCACACAGGCACAGGCACTGATAGACCACGCTGTACAGCTAGGCATTCTAGGGCATGACGCGGCTGTATATCGCAGCAAGATGATTAGACGCAAAGAGCGTTACGGGAACACGATGCACTGGTCTGAGCAAGCTAGAATGCGAGCTGTATACCTGAGCGACTTACCTAAAATAAGAGAGGGGTAATAACAATGGAATTTCAAGACGGCATATGCTTTGCACTGCTAGGTTTAATAGTATTGGTATACATAGCATTAAAAACATCGGGAGCAATGTAGCATGGTCAAATTCATAGCAAAGCGCGAAGTTCAAAACATACTAAAGCAACTGCGACAGGGTGGCTTTGAGGTCGAAGGCAAAGCAGGCTGGTATAAAGCATTTGACGGAGACACTCAGGTATTCACAGCAATGCCACACAGCAACGGGCCATCCATGTGCACATTGAACGAGGAATATTTTGGTAAATAGTTGTTGTTATTGCTGGCCGTTGTGATACCATAGCGGTCAGTTATAAAATAATTAATTAAACCAAAACGAGGTAATACAGATGAAAATTAAACAAATAGCTAGTAACATGACAGTGTTAGACATGGGCTTTGCACAGGTATTCTTTAGCTATGAAACGCCAGTGGCTGCGTGCCTGACTGATGGCACACTAGTGCGCACAGATGAGCGATACAGCGTCACCACTACCAAGCATATCAACAAATGGCTCAATGGCTGCGAGGCCCTCACAGTACCGCAAGAGCGTATTGATTGCCTGTTGACTTCAACCAGTGAATGTGACTCAGACTTTGACGAGGTGGCGTAGTGTTAAACAATTACAAAGGCAACAGCGCACTACTCAAGAAACAAAAGATAGAGCGAATCGAGCAATATATCGCGGATGGTGTGGTTTATCTGTCACTGTCATTGGGTGTCGTCGCTATGTTTACGTTCCTCAATTGGGCTATGATTGCGAGGTATGGCGCATGACTAGCGCAGTAATAAGATTCTCAATAGGTTTTGCATTAGGGTATGCAATAGCGTACACTATCACATCAATTATAAATTAAAGGTATACACAATGGAATCACACGGTGACGAGCACTTGACATGGGACGACGAGCCAATCCACTTGGAGCAATGGGAGATTGACGAGGCACTCGCAGATTATAAATACAAACAACAGGTAGAGGTATGACATGAACAATCTTGAACAATTAGAAATGCGGGTAGTGCTATGGCACAGAGACCGCAATTTAATAGAGGGCAGTACAGACGCTGCACAGCACACCAAGCTAGTCGAAGAGGTCAAAGAACTAGAGACCAACATTCTGCTATCACAGCCAGTGATTGATGATATCGGGGACTGTTTGGTTGTGCTCATCAACATCGCAGAGCGTAACGGCTTGAGTCTGTTTGATTGTCTCAGCCATGCTTATGAGGACATTAAAGACCGCAAAGGTAAAATGGTCGATGGTGTCTTTGTGAAAGAGAGGATAGACGAGAGCCTGCCTCTAAGCGCCACAGCGGACGAATACTTGAGAGGCTTTGGGGTAGGGTCAGGAGAGGCCCCAGAGTCTCTCACAAGCTACGAGAAAGGCCTCAGAGCAGGTCTATTACATAGACAAGGGGGCAGGGTATGAGTTGGATATTATGGGGAAAGCATCTATCTATAGAGTGGCGCACAGGTACAGGCATTGATATAGAATTTTGTGATTCAATGGCTGTTTGGACATATAACGCAGTTACAGGGGAAACGGAGGCCATGCCTTTCATGGGTTGTATCATACGGCTACCGTGTGTTATAATTAGCTACGGTAACCCATACACATTTACAGAGGACGATAGCGAATGAGTAAAATAAAAGAATGGATAGGCTACGACTATAAACCCATTGAGGACGCAGTTCCCTACATGATCCAAGAGCTAGTTGACCATGAGATGTACACCATGACACTGGATGAGGCAAAACAGCGGGTAGAGGACAGCGTAAGGGCCTATTATCACTCTCAGAGCGTTGACCTAGTGATTCACGAACATAAAAAGGTATTTAGTAATGAGTAGATGCAAAGCGTGCGACCAGATATTGACGGAATATGAGCTTAAAAAGAGAGACCCTGTAAATGTCAACCTTTTTCTTGACCTTTGCGGGACATGTTCACAGCACTCCAATGAGGCACTATTCGACGGGTCTGGAAATACTTTAGAATTAGATCCGAATAGTGTTGACAGTCTAGTGAATATGACTTATAATACTTAAGTAAGCAAAGGAATAGTTTTAGAATAATCATTAAAGTTAAACACTAAAGGGTACTTAAGTACCCGCAACCAACCTAAAAGGTAATTGTTATGGCAGTAGTAGAAGGTAAGTTAGCATTTGAGAACCTAGACACCCACGAGATGTATCAGGGTCAGTCCACAGGTAAATATTCCGTTGTCATTAGTCTCGAAGACTCAGCAGCGGATGACCTAGCGGCAAAAGGTGTCAAACTGCGCGAGTACGAAGGCACCAAGCAGCGGAAGTTCAGCACCAAGTACGATGTACCAGTGCTCGACGCAGAAGGTCAGCCCTTTATGGGTAGGATTGGCAGGGGTTCGACTGTCAGGCTGTTGTGGGCTGAAGGTCAGCCACACCCAGTCCACGGCACATCCACCTACCTCAACAAGATCAAGGTCTTGGAAGTGGCGGAAGCTGAAGCTGGCGAGGACTTTTAATGACAGCGGAGTCCACATTTGTCCAACATGAGCCGTGCCCAGCGTGTGGTTCATCCGACAACTTGGCTAGGTACTCCGATGGACACGCCGTCTGTTTCTCAGGCGGCTGTTCACACTACGAGAGAGGCGACGGCACAGTTACAAAGATACACAGCAGACCAGCGAGGTCACTAGAAATGACAGGCGTAGTAGCAGCAATATCCGACAGGCGGATCAATCAGGAAACAGCGCAGCGTTATGGTGTCACAGTTGAATACGGGACGGACGGTACAATATCTAAGCACCACTATCCCTACCACGACAAAGATACCGGAACGATGTCAGGCACTAAGGTTCGGATTGTAGCCAATAAATCATTCTACGCAACAGGGGAGTTTAACAATGCGGGGTTGTTCGGCCAGCAGGCATTCAAGGGTGGCGGTAAGTACATCACGGTCACAGAAGGCGAGGCGGACGCAATGGCTGTCAACGAAATGTTTGACGGGAAGTGGCCAGCAGTCAGCATCAGATCCGGTGCAGCAGGAGCAGCCAAAGACATCAAAGCCAACCTCGAATGGCTAGAGACTTTTGATAATGTCGTTATCTGTTTCGACAATGATAAAGCAGGGCAGGAGGCAGCACGGTCGGTATTAGACCTGTTCACCCCCAACAAGGCCAAGAATGTCACGTTGCCTATGAAGGACGCAGGCGACATGTTGAAGGCCCGCAAGGTAGCGGATTTTGTAAAGGAGTGGTGGAATGCTAAAGCTTATCGTCCTGATGGTATTATTGCAGGTAGCGATACTTGGGATTCGATTATTGAGCAGCAAAATGTACGGTCTATTCCGTATCCGTGGGAATGCCTCAACGAATACACCCACGGCTTCAGAGAGAAAGAACTCGTCACTATCACCAGCGGCTCAGGCATGGGTAAGTCGCAAATAGTCAGAGAGTTGGAGCATTACCTGTTAGGCGCTACGGAAGATAACATTGGTATTTTAGCACTGGAAGAGGATATTCCCAAGACGGCGCTAGGTATCATGTCAATCGAGGCCAACAAGCAGCTACATCTTGACAAGACAGTATCACAGGACGAGAAGAAAGGTTATTGGGACAGGACGTTAGGCTCAGGGCGTATCTACCTGTTTGACCATTGGGGCAGTACCAGCGAAGACAACCTGCTAGGACGCATCAGGTACATGGCTAAAGGATTGGACTGCAAGTGGATCATATTAGACCACCTCAGCATTGTAGTATCGGATCAGGATAACGGCGACGAGCGTAAAGCCATCGACAGTATTATGACCAACCTACGTAAGCTGGTGCAGGAAACTGGAGTTGGATTATTCTTAGTGTCACACCTACGCCGACCGTCAGGTCAGAAGGCGCACGAGGATGGCGGTAAGATTAGTTTGGGAGAACTCAGAGGATCGGCGGCAATCGCGCAACTTAGCGACATAGTTATCGGTTTAGAGCGTGACCAGCAGCATCCAGACCCAGAGACACGTAATACAACTTGCGTCAGAGTGTTAAAAAACAGGTTCGTGGGGTTGACAGGGCCTGCCTGTTACCTGTATTATGATAAGGACTCAGGTAGAATGATTGAGACTGCCTGCCCTATATCGGATGACAGTAACGCGGAGTTTTAAATGCGGGAAATAGTGTTTGACATTGAGACAAACGGCTTAGACCCTAGCAAGGTGTGGCTAGTATGGGCCTACGAGAGAGACACTAAAGAGTTTGTTCTGTTCTCCGGCGACACAGTCTCTACCTTTAGCCAGTACATAAAAGATATGGGAGATTGCAAAGTAATAGGTCACAACATCATTGCATTTGACATACCTGTCTGCGAAAGGTTGTTAGGTACTGACTTTAGTAAGTGTGAAGTAGTAGATACATTAGTGATGTCACGGTTGTCACAGCCCTCAAGAGATGGCGGTCATTCCTTAGAGAGTTGGGGCGATAAGTTAAACTTTGCCAAAGGAGATTATGATGATTGGCTTAACTTTTCTCAAGCTATGGTGGACTATGGTAAGCAAGACGTTGCACTTAATGAACGTGTGTACCAGATACTGCTCAACGAACTTACTGGTTTTGGAAGCGAATGCCTTGTACTTGAGCATCAAACACAGGCGATTATTGCAAGACAGATTAAACGAGGCTGGACGTTAGATCAAGAGAAAGCCTTTATATTGTTAGCAGAGTTAAAGGAGAAGAAGTATGAGTTGGAAGACAAAGTGCATGAGGTTTTCAAACCGTTACCGACATTTGTCAAACAAGTTACACCCAAGATTAAAAAGGATGGTACGCAGTCTGTTGTTGGACTCAAGTTTCTTGGCGACGACTGGGAAAAAGTACAAGGCTCGTTCAGCCGCATAGAGTTCCCCGTGTTCAACTTAGGATCACGACAGCAGATAGGTAGACATTTACAATATTACGGCTGGAAGCCCGACAGTTTCACTGAGAAAGGACAGCCCATCGTTGACGAGGCAGTGCTACGCAAAGTGAAAGGAATACCGGAAGCAGCTTTGATTGGTGAGTACCTGATGATCCAAAAGCGTATCGCGCAGGTACAGAGCTGGTTAGACGCAGTAGAGGATGACGGTAGAGTACATGGTTACGTAAATGCTAACGGCGCTGTAACGGGCCGTATGACACACTCAAGCCCTAACATGGGTCAAGTGCCAGCAGTCTACTCGCCTTATGGCCGTGAATGTAGAGATGTCTGGACTGTACCAAAGGGTTACAAGTTAGTAGGTATGGACGCAAGCGGTTTAGAGTTGCGTATGCTTGCTCACTATATGGACGACGAAGGATACACGAATGAAATACTCACGGGAGATATTCACACGGCAAACCAGTTGGCTGCGGGCCTTGAAACTAGAGACCAAGCAAAGACTTTCATATACGCTTTCCTTTATGGAGCAGGGGACGCAAAGATCGGAAGTATCGTTGGCGGAACTGCAAAGGATGGTAAACGACTTAAGGAAAAGTTCCTTGCAAATACGCCAGCTCTTGGAAGACTACGAGAACGAGTTGGAGTGGCATCTGGAAGAGGTTATGTTCTTGGACTGGATAGAAGAAGGGTCGCTATACGATCAAGCCACGCGGCGTTAAACAGTTTACTCCAGTCAGCAGGCGCTATCATTATGAAGAAAGCCTTGTGTTTGCTTGACGAATATGCTACAATATGGGGTATAGATTATCATATCATAGGGAACATACACGATGAAATCCAGACAGAGGTCAGAGAAGAGAAAGCAGAGGTTTTCGGAAGACTCGCAACAAGCTGTGTCGAAGCAGCAGGACTTTTTTACAAGCTCAACTGCCCCCTCGCAGGAGACTACAAAGTTGGCAATAGTTGGGCGGACACCCACTAAAGGTAAATACTATAAGGATAATAAATCAGCGGTACAGGCCAGAGATGCCAAAAGAATGTGGGTTAACGGTGTTGAGGTTAAGAAGACACACCCACTGTACAAAGCAGGCAGATACAAAGGTTTTGAAGATGCAGCCTTTAGTTCCTTAGAGAACTACAAAGACAACCCACAGGGTCAGGTATATATAATCACGAACCCTGCATGGGAAGGTTGGGTAAAGGTAGGGATGGCAGTAGACGCAGTGGATAGAGCCGGTAACTACCAAACGTCCTCACCCTTCAGAGACTACACGTTGTTGTATACCTACGATGTAGACGACAGGAGAGCAGCGGAGTCAGCAGCGCATGTAAGGCTGGCAAAGGAGTGCGACAACATCAACGAGTGGTTTAGGTTACCAGCCGCTATAGCTAACGAAATGATATTGGAAGTGATACATGACTACTGAAAAAACAACGGATAATCTAGTAGACGACATCTACGCACTGATGGAAAGCAAGGATGCTGACCCATCTGTAGATGTAGAGAAGGAGATAGAGAAGTTTGGGGAAGGTGTAAAGGCGCTGATGCGTACAGAGTTTGGTCGGAAGAAGCGAGAGGATAACCGCAAGCTACGCTTGTCGAATATTGGCCGCACTGACAAGTACCTCTGGAATCACTTTAATGGCACAGAGAAGGAAGAGATACAGCCACACACCTATGTCAAGTTTATGTATGGTCACTTGATTGAAGAGATGCTGATCTTCTTGACACGAATGGCAGGACACACAGTAACAAATGAACAGAAGGTGTGTAAGGTAAACGGTATTGTAGGTCACATGGATTGCTCTATAGACGGAGTAGTTACAGACGTTAAGTCAGCCAGTAGTTTTGGCTTTAAGAAGTTTAAAGATGGTTCACTGGCGTTTGATGACCCGTTTGGTTACATTGATCAAATCAAAGCATACGCACACGCAGAGGGAGAGACTAAGTTTGGCTGGTTAGCGATGGACAAAGCCAACGGTCATTTGACTTATCTAAAGTATGACCTAGAAGACAAACAATCTCCTGTCTATGAAATACTCAAGGCACCTATTACCGAAAGGATAGAACATGTAAAAAAGCTAGTAGAGCAGCCAGAACCAACGGAGTGGTGTACCCAACCAGTGCCAGACGGCAAATCAGGAAATACAAAGCTCTCTATTGGTTGCTCTTATTGTCAGTTCAAAGACCACTGTTATCCAAATTTAAGAGTCTTCAACTACGCTTACGGGCCAAAGTATTTAGTCAACGTAGTTAATGAGCCACGGGTAAGGGAGATTCTTTTAGATGAAACAGGCTTTTAGGTCAGGACTAGAGAAGAACTTATCAGAGAAGCTAGACGGGCAGTACTTGTTTGAACCATACGGGCTGCCCTACACTACACACAGGAAGTACCTACCGGACTTCGTACACGAAGACAAGGCAGTACTGATTGAGTGTAAAGGCTTCTTTAGAGTAGGTGACACACAGAAGTACACAGCTATCAGAGACTCAATGCCGGAATGGGAGTTAGTGTTTGTTCTCAGCAATCCACACAAGAAGGTACGGAAGGGTGGTAAGATAACAATGGGTGAGTGGTGTGACAAGCAAGGCTTTAAGCATTACACTATAGACACAGCCAAGGAAATGACAAAGTACATTAAAAGGAAGAAAGTCTAATGGCCTATACATTTGAAGAGTACAGAGAAGCTTTCCTCAGAGACAGTGATGAAGTGCTTATCTTAGAGACACTCAACATAACAAGTGAAGACTTACTAAACGCTTTTGAAGACCGACTAATTAGATACAGAGAAGAGGAAGTAGAAGATGAGCATTAATAACGCAACACCAGCAGATTGGGATAGACTACGCAAGCAGCACCCGCCGGTAGAAGTCCCTAAGCGCACAATAGACGAGACTTTGATGCAGGTTTATCTTGACATGGCAGAAGCCGAAATGAATCCCTTTGATGATGACGAGGAACAAGATGTTGTCAACAACCCTGACCACTACAACACAGGAAACATAGAATGTATTGATGCAATAGAGGAGTCCATGTCCAGTGTTGCATTTAAAGGCTACCTCAAGGGCAACTGCCTGAAGTATCTCTGGCGCTATGACTACAAGGGCAAGCAAGTAGAAGATTTACAGAAGGCAGGGTGGTACTTGAATAAGCTAACGGATATGGTGGAGGAGGAGAATAGCTAATGGCTACAGGACAGACACACGGAGGCAAGGGTTCAGCTACACGCCCCACAGACA